TAAACGTCAACGTGATATTCACCGCTCTCGACGTAGAAATCCGCGTTGCCGTCGCTGTCCACGAGGCACGTGTCGTCGAGCCCCGAGACACTGACGATCGGCGTCCCCGAATTGTCGGCGTACATCGGGATTGTGTCGCCCGTCGTGGTGTCCGCGAGCTTCACGTAATAGCCGATGAGGGCGTCACCCTTGGTGTTGGTGATCGCGTTGACGTAATGGAACATCTACCCTCCTAAAGGGTGCTGGAATCGTGCTCGAAGAAGAGGCTGACCGTCACCGTCGCGGTGGAACCGAGGGCGTCGGTCACGACGCACTGGGCGGTCGCGTCATATTCGGTGCCGGAGTTGACGCCGGTCTTGGTGAACCTGGTTGAGGCTGAGGTCGGGCTGTTGATCGTGCAAGTCCCAACAGTGATCGACCAGGCATAGGTGTAAGGGGCCGTTCCTCCCGATGGAGTGACGGTGCACAGAGGGGTGACGACGGTACGAGTTAGGCCGACAGCCCCGCACGGATTGGGCGAGGCGGTCGCGGAAATGGTTCCCGCCCCGCTGGGTCCCGGCGGGGAGAAGTTGGCGACATCGCGCCAAGCCCCGTTCGCGTAAACCTTGATCGCGACCAGCGAGCGCCACGCGCTGCCCGCGTAAACCTTGCCTCCGGTGATGTCCTTCCAGCCGCCGAGGCGGATCTTCATGGTCATGAATACTGGAGCACCACCGTCCCCTCGACCGGGGAGACCGGAAGGGCGGCTGAACTGAGCTGGGTATAGACTGGGGCGGAGCTTTGCGCTGAGTTGGCGTGATACCAGTATCCGCCGGCACCGGAGCGGGAGATGGTCCCCGTGAACGCTCCGCCCGTCTTGGGCATGTACGAGGACACGTTGATCGCGGCGACGATGTTGTAGAGCTCGCGCCCGTCCGCAGCCAATTGCCGAAGCGCATTGTTCACGTTCGCAGCGGCGCAGTTCTCGGCAATGGAAATGCCCGCGATCGAGGTGTTGCTGTCGGGCGTGGTCGAGTAAGCTGAAAAGCTCATTCAGCGTTTCCCTTTTGGCTCTGTTTTTGCTAGAAAATCGGCGTTGCTTGACGCGCTCGGCCTATGCGCCGCCCTGGTGGGCAAGGCGATCGGCGTGGAATATCTCCACCGCCGTCAGAAGAGGTTACTGGTTTCCGTAGTAGTCGAGGGCGAGCGGAGCGCCGAACATGCCCGCGAGCCGCGCCCGTTGCCGAAGCTGCTCAGCGGCCCGATTGAATAGCGGATTGGCGCGCGGAGCCATTGCGGCAGTCGTTGCGTTGCGGATGCCGGGAGCGTTCAAAAGGCTGTAGGCACCCAACGTAGCCGCAGTCAGTCCGGGTTCCGGGATTGCGCCGCCGCCCACCATCATCCACGGAACGAGGCGGTCCACGGTGCCGGAGTTGGAAACCTTGTCACGGAGCTGCGTTCCGAGCGCGGCGATGTCTGAGTTAAGAGCATCACCCCTAAGATACTCGCGATTACGAACCCCACCGGATGAGGTGCGAACGGCGTTGTTGTATTGAATGGGGCTGAACTCGGCGGGCTCGCCAGCGGCGGTGCGGGATGCGTTTTCCAGCCTCACCAGCTTGGCATAGCCCCGATCCGCTCGGCCCATAGCAATGGCTGCGCGCGTGTCGCTGTTCCGCATCGCGCTGGCCTTCAGCGCATCGGAGGCCGACTGGAGCGCATCGGCAAGCTCGCCATCGCCATTGGGATTGCTGCGAATCGCCGCGATCTTCTTTTCGATCTCGCTGGTCGCGCTCTTGTAGCCTTCGCCTTCCATTGTGCCGTCAACCATGCGGCGCTTAACGGAATCGTCCCAAATCTTCTGCCACGTTTTCTGGCTGTCGGGCTTGAGCGTTCCTACCGCGCGCATCGTTTCTTCAAGATCGCCGAGCATCGGCTTGTCGGCGCGAACGGTCATACCGGCCTTCGCGGCGTCGTACGCCTGGTTGAACGCATTCTGTGCGAACGCATGGGCCGGGTGCCCAACCGTGATGCCTTCGGGGAGCTGCTGGCCAATCTCGCCTAGAGAGTCATTGAAGAGTCCCGTCTGGTACTGATCGATCGCGCGATGCCGTGTGCCTCGGATGAAGTCGCCGACAATCGGGAAGCTCTGGAACTTCTCCTCCAGGTTGTTGACGATGCCGCCAACCCTCTGTCCAATCGAGGGGCGCACGCCCATCTCATAAAGCGGCGCGAGCTTGCCTCCGGTCGGCGAAATAACCGACGCGGCAGTGCCGAACATGCCCCGCGTGGCCGCGCCTCCGCCTAGGCCGAGGCCGGTTCCCATAACCGCGCCCTGCAAGCGATTATCGTTGTCGGATCCAGCACCGTATGCACCGCCGTAGGCCGCGTCGCCGGAGAGCGCTTGCTTGTTAAGAACATTGCCAAGGATCGGGTTCGCCATCTTGCCGTTGGCGAGCGTTTCTCCTGTGCCGAATAGCGAACCCTCAAGGGCGGGAACCTTTGCGAGACCGCCGGCCCCGGCAATGCCGGTTAGCGCGCCGCCGAGAGCCTGACCGCCGAGATAAAAGCCGCCATTCTGTTTCCGTTGGGCGTTCTCATAGAGCCGCAGCGCATCGCGGTTCAGCGCGTAGCGGTCCGCGAAGGAGCCTTTGCCGCCAATGCTATCGACAGCCGCTTGTCCGGCACCGCCGAGCTCGTCCCCAAACCCGGCGGTGAGCGCGTCGGTGGCTCCGGTGGCGAACGCCGCCCCGCGCCCACTTCCTTGCTTGATGTATTGATTGGCAAGGTCTTGCACATCCTGTCGGCTGCCGTTTGCCGCAGACGATACGTTGGGATCGAACGGCCTGCCCTGCTGAAGCTCTCGCGCGATTTCGTCGGCGTTCGCAACTGGCATGTTGATCGAACCGAGGAACGATTTCAGCTGATCGGCAGAGGCGTGCGGGTTGGCCTTGAGGAAAGCATCGTAAGCCGCAATCTGCTGGGCGCTGTAGGGACTCTTCGGCTGATTGGGCGCGTTGAAGCCAATATCCCCTTCGGCTGCGGGCGCTTGCGGCGCATACGGATCGCGCGGCGTTCCGCCGTGAGCCTTGATATATTCCTCTTCCGTAGAGCGGAACGGCGCACCCGGCTCCGGCCCAACGATGTCGGTCGGGTTGATGTTGTTGCGCTGCGCGAAGTCCGAATAGAACTGCCTGCGCTGGTCGTAGGTCTTGTTGAGCGAGCTGGCACGGTTGCGGATTTCCTCCATCAACGCAAGGCGCTGGTTGGGGTCCAGACGGCCCTTGCCGTTGATTGACTGGAGATAGCCCCTGATCCGGTCGGCAACGCCGCCGACGCCCTGCGCCATGACCTGCTCGCCCTCGCGGACCACGGAGTTGGGATCCATGACCTTGCCGAAAGCATAGACGATGTTGAGGTCGCCGGCCTTGTTGTTCCCCGCCGTCAGCGCAGACGACATCATCGGGAGAACGGTCTTGTAGTCCTGAACCGCCTGCTCGGCCTCGAACTGCTTCCTCAGATTGTTGACGTTATCGAAGGCGGTGTTCTTTACCTGCGTCTGCGCCTGCGCGATCTCGGCCTGCGTGTGGGCGTTCTGGAGGGGCTGAGATTGAATCTGCTGCTGCGTGCGGACGTTCTGAAGAACCTGGCCCTGGTTGTTGAGGCCCTGCCCGGCGACCTGTCCCGGAAGCATCGGATTCGTCGTAAGGGGAGCCGGGCCTTCGGTTACGGGCACGCCGTTGCGCACAACGTAAACCTTGCCGTCGCTGCCCATCAGGCGTTGGCCTTCGGTGTATCCTGCCACTAATAGACCCTCTTACCTGTCTCGAACTCGCGCATCGCTTCTCCCAAGCGGGGAAGCATGACGTCCGAAAGCGTGTCCGCTGGATTGACGTTCAGGCGGCGTGAAACGTAGCTGATGTAGTTGTTAACCTGCGCGTCGCTGTTGTCGCCGCCCTTGCTTCGACGCGGAGCGTAAGTCTCCACGATGCTGCGCACGTTCCTGAGCCCCCGCCCCATGTAGCGGCCCAGAAGCGCCTCCTGCGCCTTGATGCCCTCTGCGGGCGAACCGAACTTCTGGAACGCCATTGAGCCGGGGACGCGCAAGCCGCCGGGATTGTTAGTGTTGAAAGTTGCCGCTGGCGTCGCCGCCAGCACCTCCAATCGGCGTGAACGTGATGCCCTGGGGCGCGGGCTGTCCGCCTTGACCGCCCAATAGCTGCGAGCGCGTCATCGGCCCCTGTGGCGTCATGACGACCGGATCAAGCATGTTGTCGCGCCGCGTGGTCATGTATTTTGCCCACTCCGGGGTTCCGGGTTGCACGCCCGACGCAATCAGCGCTTTCTCGAACTCGCCATATTCCGGTGTTTTGACGCCCTGCTGAAATTGGTACAGGTCTTTCTGGCGCTGAAGTTCGACTTGCTGGCGGCGGTCGTATTCCGCGTTCTCACGCCGCTGCTGCGCGGCCTGCTGCATCATCTGCATGTTCGCCATGCCGACCGGATTGCCCCGGCTCGCGAGATACCCGTTCAGCGCCGCGACAATCGCTTGCCCGACGCCGAACTTGCCGCCGAACATGCCGCCGCGCGGTTGGATTTGCGGCATTGGCAGTGAGATCGGCTGCTCCGGGAGCGAGCTCGGCGACTCGCCGCCCATGCCCGACAGGGGAACGGGAGCACCAAAGTTGGGAACCGGCATACCGAACATTATTCAAGGCTCCCCAAGGTTGCGTAGTTGACACCAGCGAAATCGCCCCGGAAGTTCGGGACAAACGCCCACGGACGCAGCTTCTCGACCTCATCGGCGATGACACCCCTGACCGGCTCACCGTTGGGATCGGCTTTCCAGTTCCACTCGTAAATGCCGAGGCCGTCTTTCGCTTGCCCGACCTTCCGGATATTGGTCTTGAGCCGCCGGTCGGACGCGAAGATCGCGGGGTTGCTGATGGCGGCGGAACCCACGGCGGCACCGGCACCGAGAATGCTGTCCAGCCATCCGCCTGGTTTGGTGGCGGTTTCCTTTCCGTAGCCGCTATACAGGCTGCCGATGTTCCCGAGCGCGTTGGTGCCGTAGTAGGGAAGCTGTCCGGCGAGCTGATATGCCCCCAACAGCGGAGTGACCCCGGCGAACCGCGACGCGTTGATGCCGGGGAGCATCCCGGCGGCCTGCGTCATGTTGTTGCGCTCGTTCGCATAGTCCTGGTAGCGCAGGGCGTTCCCCGCTTGAGCCACGCCACGCGCAAGGTCCGCTGCATGGTTTCCGCCGCCCGTGCGACCAGCCATCGAGAAGGTCGAGTTGACCGCGTTGCCCGCGTCCTGCTCACCCTGGTGAACCATCGCATTCAGGTAGGGATTGCCCTGCCCCAGATACTTGCCGCCGAGAACGTCGTTCAGGTAGCCGGTGGCGGGCTGCAACATGCTGTTGTCCATCGCCATCGACTGGAGGCCCGGAAGCATCCCGTTGAGATTGCCGGAGAGCTGCTGAAGATTGCCCTTGTTCGCATCCACCGTGTTGAGGATGTCGTTGCCCGCGCCCAGGAGAATGGGCTGCGCCGGTTGCCACGGCGTGCTCGTGCTCGTTTCCTTGTGACTTTTCTTCCCCACCTACAACTCCTTGACGAAGAGCCAATGGTCTTCGATCTTTCCCGACTGCGCCCACCCGAGGCGTTTGAGCTCACGGAGCCATCCACGCCGCCCAATGCCGATCATGCGGACGGCTCCCGCCTGTCTCGCCTCGGCCCCAATCTTCTCGTCCAGTTCCCTGAGCCAGCGTCTGTGGTCCCGTCCGCCGATCAGCTTGACCTCGACCACCCCGTCCGTGCTGAGCCATGCCGTTGCACAGGCCAGCAAATCGTCCCCGTCGAGCACTGCGAACAGCAGTTCGTCATCGTCGAGGACGGAAGGGAAATCCCCCCTTGCCCGTGCTGGTTCTAATAGCCTCTCCGCTTCCTCCCACCGTTCCCAACCGCGCGGATTGAGCACGGCCCCGATCTTCACTTGAACGGCACTTCCTTGTGCAGCCAGATGTTGATGGTCAGCACCCAGTGGCCAATGCGAATGTCAGTGCCGTTCGGGGCGTAATTAGTGCGCCCGATGTAGAACCAGTTCATCCGTGAATGTGGATCGTCTTGGGGCCATTGGGCGTGGCCGGAATGAGAAACATCGATCCCGCCGAGGCCGTGCCGTAGTGTTGCGACAGATCAAGCTGCGGTGAGCGCCCGTCGGGGGCCGTCTGCGACGTAATCAGTTTCTGGCTATCAGAGATCACCGAGTCATTGCACTGGTGCGGGGTTCCGTTGAGACCCCCGACCCCGACGCAGTTCTTCTGCCAAGCGGTGAAGATAGTATCGTCCCAGCTTCCCAGCCAGTCGGTGTGAAAACTTTCGCCGTTCCGCATCGTGTGACCGGCGGCGGTCGCGGCCATGTCGTCCGAGCTCAGCCGCCAGTTGCCGTAATCCGAGAACCCGGAATGGGTGAAGATCACCTTGATTTCCAAGGTCGGGACTTCATACCAGCCCTGCGGACAGGTGGTTTGCCCAGTCGTGTTGTCCTGGATCTTGTAGCGCATGTGATTGTAGCCGCCCGGAGACCACGGGTTATGGCCGTCCCAGCAGTTGGGCGCGTCGATCTGCGCGTACATCTGCATTCCCGCCGTGCACGCCCCGCCCCACGGGTCCGAACCGTCCGACTCCTTCAGATAGGCATGGGCCGTCCCCACGACGCTCGATCCGTTGAGGCAATGCCAGCCGACAAAGCCGTTGGTGCGATATGAATAACGACCGGAGGTTCCCGCTTGCGCATTGGCGGCTGTGACTTCCGCCTTGCGTGACAGGTCGTCAGGGTCGTCCATGTTGGTGCCGAAAACGTATCTGAGGCCGCGCGGGAGGCGGGTGAGGAACGGTGATCTGGTCGGGTTCTGCGTGTAATAAATGACCATGTAATCGGCGCGGACGCAGTAATTCTTGCCGTCGCCGAACGGGTTGGTTTTGACCGGGCACGGAAACCAGTAGCCGGTGGCGTTCAAGATTCCGCCAGCGGCGTCGGAACCCGGTCTGGTCCTTTGCGTGACGTAGGTCGAATGGGCGTTGGTAGTGCGGTTGCCGCAGAACTCGTGCAGGTGCGACGCTCCAGGCTGCCCGAAATTGCGGATCGGGTCGTCATTCAGGATGTGGTCGCAGTCGGCGTGCGTCCTGAACTTGGCCTCGGTGCAGCTTACCCCGTCAATCACACAGAACTGGCTTGCTCCTTGCGGGGCGTTGATGACGTAGCCGGTCTGGTCTGAGGGAATGTCGGCGGGCATCTGGGCAAGGTACGGAGCCGGATTCGATCCGAGAGAATTGGCCGAAGTCCCCGCAGCGTAGGAAACGGTCTGGGCAACGTAATCGGGAACGTCGGACGGCTTCGCGCCCGCAGCCGAGGACAGCAGCATCAGCACGGTCGGGAGCCGTCTAACCATAGAAGCTGTATCCCGTGCCGAGCGAGCCCACGAACGACGTTGCGCCGAAGTTCACCGTCCCCGTGTCTCCGACGTTCTTGCCCCCGACGAAGGCGTAGAAATCGCCCGCCGGGATCAGGCTTGTCAGCGTAATGGTCGCCCCGGTATTCTGGAGCACTCCCCCGCGATAGCGGCGGAACACGACCGTCTTTGCGTTGGTGTCGAACTCGCAGGCGATCACGTCATTGGCCGCGAGCGTTCCCAATGAGTAATTCAATGCCGTGCCGTTGCTGCATTGAATGGCAGACCCGCTGGACATCCTGAGCGTGCAGCCGTTGGCCGCATTGGCATTTCCGGGCATGGCCCCCGATGCGGGACCGATCGCACCGGAGGAATCGGCCACCCCGATATAGGCTGCCCCGGTCGAATCGAGGCCCGTTACCGTGAGCTCGAAGTGCTTCTTTCCGCTTGCTCCGATCGATGCCTTGACGCCGTTGAATGCGCCGGTCGTCTGGTTGACCGAGTAATTGAGCCCGGAAACCGTGATATACTGGCTCTTGTTCGGCCCGGAGACCGCAAACAGCGTCGCAACCGAGCCCGTCACATTGAACGTATATTCAACCCACGCCGAGATCGCGCCGTCATCCCGTTCATAGCGCATCTGCTCGAACCCCGACCCGGAGGGGCTGTAGTAACCGTCTGAGGCAAATTCGGACTGCGTAATCGAGAGCGTCGCCAAGTCTCCCGGCGTAATCAGGTGCAGGACGCCGTTGTCGGGAAGCGTCTGGTTGACGTAGCTTCCGTCGTTGCCCTTCAAGCCATCCGTTGACCGCTGAATCCTGAGCATGAAGCCCGCGTAGATGTCGGCTCCCAGGGCGATGTCCCCTTGCGGCGGCTGTCCGGCGGAATTGGTTGCGGTGTAGGTCGGCGGGGAAAGAACATACCCAGGCGAGCCCGCCGGACTGACAGTGGGCGCGCGGATGACGACGCTGTTGGCGAGAATCGGCGGCTTGACGTTGCGGTTGACCCGCGGACCGTAGAAGCTCTGCGTTTCCCCAATCCATGCGGCATTGAGGATTTGCGCGGACTGGTGAACGAGGGCGTTGTAGAAGGTCTGTGAGTTGGTGACGAGCGGCGGTGTCAGCTTGAGGCCGATCGCTGGAGCGTAGATCGTCGATGCATTGGTCAGCAGCGCCGGGACGATCAGTGCGTTGGCGCTGATAACCGGGCCGTAGAAGGTTTGGTTATTCGTGACCTTTCCCGCCACCAGTCCCATGTTGACTTGCGGGGCGTAGAAGGCGGGGGCCGTGGCGAAGGTGTTGGCAAACAGCGTGACCCCGGCAGTGACCAGTGGAGCCGGGAACGTCTGCGTGTTCGTCAGCAGTGATAGTGTCAGCTTGAGATTGAGCGTTGGTGCATATTGAACCGCAGAGCCATCCAGCAGCGGCGCAACCAGCGTCGTGCCGGTGTGGATCTCGCCGCCATAAAGCGTTGAGGTGTTGGTCAGCAGTCCCGGAGTGAGCTTCAGATTGAGTTGCGGGCCGTAGAACGTCTGTGCGTTGGTCAGCAGTCCCGGAGCAACGCCCTGAACGACCAGCGGGGTGATTACCGACGCGGAACTGTTGAGCTGCGGAACGACGATCTTCTGGTTGACAGTCGGGCCGAAGAATACCGGCGTCGAGGCAAGGCGCGGCGGCGAGATGAACGTGCTTGTGCCGATGACCGGGCCATAGAACGTGTCCGCGTCGTCGATCAGCGAAGGCAGGAGGATATTCGCTTGCGTGACGGTGGGGCCGTAGAACGTTTCCCCCTCGTCCAGCGAGATCGGCGCGAGGACTTGCGTTCCGGGGATTGCGGACGAAGAGGTATTCGACTTGGGCTTGCGTCTCGATCCGGCAATGACGAGAACGGCGGCGGCCATTACCGCCACCCCCACAAGCCAGAGCACATTAGAACTGGATTATGCCCGAAGCGTTGTACACAACTGAAATGTCGCCCCCATTAGGCGTGACCGGGAGACCGGTAACACCCGTGTCCATGTAGGCGACGAGCGGCCAGGTGGTGTTCGCACCGGCATTCTTGATGTAGATGACCAGCGCTTCAGCCGAAGAACCGGACACAGCCGAGAACGTCGAGTCAGCCGCGTCGAACAGGCCGTTGGTGAACGTCTTGGACGTGAGCTCGACCGGCGTCCCTACCACCGCCGAAGCGATCGATGAGTAATATTGATGCGAGGCCGAATAGGTATAGGTGCCAGTATCGACGAGGGCGATATAGACGCCCGTGGTTCCCGAACCATTGAGGTTCGTTCCGGACGTGCCTTTGATAACCTCCTGCTTGAACAGGGGGTAAACTGCGTTGGCCAAATTTGCCTCCTTATTCGCTGAGCGCGATGGTCATGAAGATGTCCGCCAGCGTTGCGTCGGCGGGAGTGGGACAGGTGCACTGGAACCGCGTGTCGGCGGGGACAGCGGTCGATGAGAACGCGAACGTGCCCTCCGTCTGCCCGGCGAGGATGGTGGCCGTTCCGATGCTTGATCCGGCGAGAATGATGTCAAACGATGCGTCAGCCGTCGGGGCTGTTTCAGCGACGATGCTGCAATCGCTCTGTGAAATCGTGCGCGCGGTCGGGAACTGCGTGTCGAGGGCAACTTGGCCGGAAGTGGGCACTCCCTCGACCGTCTCGACTACGTATTCGAGCTTGTTCAGCAGGTAATTGATCGCCTGTGCCACCCGGCGCTGCCAGTCGGCGAGATTGCCGCCGTCGTAGAGCGGCACATTTGGGTAACTCACCGCCCGTCGCCAGCCTCGAACTCACACTCCACGCCCTGAATGTCGGTCCACAACTCCCCGGCGGGGATGGTCATTGTAATGTCATTATAACGTCCGTTAGAACGCACCGGCATCTTGCCGTTGGTCCGCATCGTTCCCGTTGAAATGACGTTCTCGCCGTCTCCGCGCCGCATCCGTGCATTGATCTGGGCCGAGGCATTCAGTGCATTGGAAATCGGCCTTAGCGCCCTGATCCTCGCCCTTCGTCCGGGCACCGGCTCGACATCGCTAAGCACAAGCGTCGCTTCGAGGTTCGGCCCAGTGAGCGCCCCAACCTCGCTGTCGGCATTGACCACCAGCAACAGCGGATTGCCGCCCGCGAACAGCGATGAGTCCAAACTGACATCAACGCTGTCGATCCCCGATGGATAGATTGCATCTATTTCGTCAATCGAGGTGTAAGCGGTAAACCCCGTGAACACCCCGCCAATGTCCATTTCGGCGTAGGAGAAGCGGTCCAGCACCCAGTTGTAGGTGAGCATCACTCCCGGCGTTCCGGGCATTGCCCATTTGACTTCCGAGTTGCGGGGATCCACCGCCGCCCACATGTCCTGCATGTCCTGACGGCTGAACCGTCCGAACCACCAGCCACGCACCTTCTCGTCGCTGATCGGCCTTACCGAAGCGCCGTCGCACATCTCGAACCCGCGCTCGGAGAGGAAGAAGATCAGCTTGCCGACATTGACCACGGACCCGGCACAGAGACATCCGACTTCGGCGGAAACCTCGTCAAACTGGAATACAACATCACCACCGACATAGCTGATCCGGTCGATGCCGTTGGTCCTGAGACCAATCCCGTATTCGCCGCCGACAATCGCCACCCCCGACCCGGAAAGGATCGGCTGCTCATCGGCCTGGTTCTCGCCCGTCGTCCAGACCGAGGAATTGTTGAACTGCGACCAGCGCCATGTGTTCTCGTCGGTAAGAACCATGACAAAATCGCGGACCTGCGCGACGCCCAAGGCATTGGGTGCGTCTGTCGGGATGCTGTCAACTCCGGTTGACAGAGCGATGCTTCTCAGCACCCCTCCGTTGGCGCACAGAACGTTGTCGCCGAACTGTGCGAGGCTCCATCTCCCCGTCGTCGCCAGAGAAGTGAGCGTTGACCATGCGCCCGATGCGTATTTGCGAAGCCGCGTCGGGGTTGCTGCCAGCAGAGTCGAGATCCCCGTCGAATCGATGAACGCGCCGCCGCCGGAGAACACTTCCCCTGCCGAGCCGATTGAACCCGTAATCGCCTCGAAGCCCTTCATCGGGGCGTAGCCGTTGGCGATCGGCAATACGTTCTTCGCTACGGACAATGTTCCGGGCGTGAGCTTGTCAGGTTCCCACGCCGGGAACGGATAGGCTTTCAGCACTTCGAGCCGGAGACCTGGTTGACGGTCGAGGGCACCAGCGCCCCGGCTCCGTACTGGTCGCTGCGTCCGGCCTTGTTGATGTCCTGAACGATGGTCTGCGCCCAGCCGAGGTATTTCTGGGCCTTCACATCATTGTCGAGATAATCTTCCGCGAAGGCGAGCGCCATGAAGAGATATGCGCCGGGATGCCCCAAGAGGAGCCAATTCGCTGGCGACAGAACTGAAAGCGGCTCGATCCGCGCCCAGTAGTCCATTCTCAGCAGCAGTTGGGATGCAGGCGGCGGGGCAAGGCGGATAACCCCAGACACAAGCGCATAGGCGACCGGCGTTCCGGTTGTGCCGTCGTAATTCTGCCGAATGGCGCTCGGCGAAATGGCCTTCAGCGGTCGGTCAGGCGAGCCGTCGACGTATATCGCGCGCATCGCGAGATAATCCGATGGAAGCGGCGTGTCCTCGTCCGCCGCCGCCATGAGCGGAGCGGTGTTCTCCATGTCCGGGCAGCGGAGCTGGCGGTTGAACTCCGCTTCGGCCAAGGCAATGAACATCGGGATCATGTCGGTGACGACCGTATCCCCCTCGCGGTCGAGCCACTTCTGGATCGCATCGATGAGCGTGTCCCGGTCGGGGATTGCCCCCGGCGAGAGGACTGCGATCGAGAAGGACATTAGTCGAGCGACGCTTCAAGAGTGACGGTGAAGGTCTCCGCATTGCCGGGAGTATAAGCCGCCCGCGCCTCAAGCAGCGCATATAGCGTCCCGTTGACCACGTTGATTTCCGTGGTGGCCTGACCCGAGCCGCCGTCCGTGAAGGACTGGTTCATGGTCACGTCCACCTGGCCGAGGTAATTGGCTGCGCCGGTTGCAATCACGATGGCCGCATTGTCGCCCGAGCTCACCGTTGGTGCCGCGTTGAACAAATGCAGGCGGAACTGAGCGTTGGTGACACCGGTCGTTGATTTGACGATACGGACGCGGCGGATTTGCCCCGATAGGCCCGAGCCACGCGTGGTGGGGGTAAGGCTGAGCGGAACAACCGAACCCGCCGTGGTCGAGTTCGCAACAAGGTCGCCCGAGGCATAAGCGGTCGTGTCCGCCGGGCGTGAGAAGCTGGCGGATGGGACCACCCGGAGAATGTTCATAGAATGATGTCCCTGCACTTGAGGTAGCGATAATCGGAGGAGTTCAGGAGCCGGTTGACCCGCTTCCGAACATCGGGATCTGCGGCGTAGCGCCAAGCATCGACCCCGAACTTGATCTTCCACTCGTACATGACCTCGATGGGAATGCGGGCGGCCCGCTCCATGTCCCCCATCCGGCCCGTGTTGTGGTGGTTGGCCTCGATCTTGTTGATGTCGAGAATGGCGTTCGTGTAGTTGCGGCTGAACTCGTGGCGCACCAAGACCCCCTCGGGATCGTCGGGGTTATCCCCGAGATATGTCTTGACGCCCGTGTGCCTGTTGAAATCGAGCAATTCCCAGTTCGACATCAGTATTCGTATCCGATGAGTGTGACGGTGTTTCCGGCTGTCGCGGTCCCCACCTGTGAAATCCCGAACTGCATGTTTCCCGAAAGCTCGATCCCGTCGGGGAACGAGTCCATTCCGGCTCCAACCACGTTGGCCGTCGCGAGATAGGTTCCCGCTCCCACCGTCCCGATGAGGGGACTTGATGCTGTAACGGCCCCTGATGCTGACATTCTCAAATTGACCACGCTTCCCTGCGCGGCGGCTCCGGCGTTCTTCACCGTCAGAGCGAGAGACTGAATCCTGAACCTCTTGCCGGCTGTGACGGCGAAGCTCGTTCCCGTGCCGCCCGCCGTTCCGTCCGTGATCGGCGTCAGCGTAACCAGCGCTTCAGTAGTCGTTCCGGTGAAGGTGGCCGAGTAAACCTTGATGGCCCGTCCGGCGTCCTTCAGGTCCTGGACGGTGAAGCCCTGCGAGCCTTGCGTGGCCTTGGTGATCGTCGGGGCGGTAACTGCAATCGACGCATTCTGAACGCTGACGTTGACCGTTGACGCAATCGAGACGGGCTGTGTTCCCTGCCAGAATGTCCCCGACACCGGCACCGGCGAGGCTCTGAGCTGCGTATCCGTCACTGGGCCGGTCACGGGAACCGCGCTAGCCCGCAACTGCGTATCGGTAAGCGGTCCTGAGACGGCCACTGTTCCGGCAATCGAAACAGGTTGGGTCGCTTGCCAGAATGTGCCAGAGACAGGAACCGTCCCGGAAATCGAGACCGTTCCACTGACCGGCTGTGTCGTCTGCCAGAAGGTGCCCGAAACTGGAACTGGTGACGCCCTTAGCTGAGCGTCCGTCAGTCCCCCGCTGGAACCGCCTCCTCCCGATACCACGGCAACGGGCAAGGGATCGGTCGCTGAGACATCAGTAGCGGTGTTATCCGTCCCGAACGTGACCTTGACCCTCGGATAGTGAACGCACCCGATTTCGTCGGCGGCGATGATCTGGCCGCCGCCGGGGTGAAGCGTGATATTATCGGCCATTGCGCGCGTCCTTGCGGACGGCCAGAGTCGAATCAGGCATGGCGGCTGACCCCGCTGTGTTTAGGGCTGGGGGCGGGCTGTAACCCCGCTCCCAGTCCGTCCTACGCCTTACTAGAAGAAGTTCTTGACGATCGAGTAGTTGACCACGATTGCCTCGCCCAGCGAGCCCGCCGAGACGTTGCGAAGATGAACCTTGAACGACCCCGCCGCGACGGCATCGACGCCGACAAGGTAGGATGCGGCGGTTGCTCCCGACGCAATTGAGAGAATAACCGAGTCGTCCGCATCGACGGCAGCGCAGTTGACCGTGAAGCCAACCGAGGTCGAGGCCGCCAGCGAGGCGTTGTGCGTCGTAATCTGGCCGCACATCGTATCGCAGGTGACAGCCGTCGATTTGCTGGTGCCCTGCGTGACGGTGCCGCCGACGCTGCATTTGAGTCTGCTCATGTGTAATTCCCCGAAAGAAAATGGGCGGAGCCGAAGCCCCGCCCATCCCTAAGACTAGGTGAGGTCGCGAATGGCGGCAGACGCCTTCTGGTTGCGCGAAACGAGCGCAACTTCCTGGCGCATCATCTTGCGCGTCGCGAGACCCGTCTTGGCGAGGTCATCGACCTTGAGGCTGTCGAGCACCGCCACCGCCCAGTAATCCGGGTCGATGATGAGCGCGTCGCGCGCCGAGCAGAAGCGGCTCGGAACGAACTGGATCTCGCCCGCATCCGACACGTAGATGTCGGCACCGGCGACGATCGTCAGCCGCTTGTCGCCAGCCTCACGGCGAGCATCGGCAAGGCCGGTGAAGCCAGCAGCGATCTGCTTGTGCGGCATGTCCACGATCATGAGACGCGGATTGCCGCCCTGGACCCACGCGTCCGAAAGCGCCGTCTTGACGAGCGATTCCGTAAACGTGCGCTGCGTGCCGTTGGTGGCCGCTGCGTTGGGATAGCCCGAGGTCGTGCCGCCCGAATAGGTCGGCTGCGCCGGCGAGCCCGCCGTGCCCAGATATGAGTTGGTGACGATAAACGCCAGCGCGCCAGCGGTTTCACCCGCCGTCCCGGTGTCGGGAGCGACGGCGGCCTTGTTCGCGCAGAAACGCTTTTCAGCGTCGGTGCGAAGCTCGCGGCCCGCCTTCATCAGCTCCCGGCCCAGCTCGGAAGCGCGACCGGCAGTGCGGCTCGCCTCCATCGTGGTCGAGGAGCCGACGACCTTGGTCATGATCTGCGTGTAGTTGCCCTGACGGACAGTGTTGGCACGCGAATCGTTCGAAAGATCGTCGCCCTGGATGTGCTTGTTGTCGGCGTTGGCAGCGGCAAGCGAGTCGGTCTGCCACTCGTGATAGACCTGGCTGGCGCTTTCCGTGCCGATTGCCTTCTGGAACGGGCAATCGTCGGGGAACAGCTCGCCGATGCGGTCCGAGAGGTCTTCCCGGATGCCGATGCGGCCAACCGCTTGGATAGTGTTTGAAGGAACGGACATTTACTGTCTCTTTTTCGTTTGCCGGGCTATCTCAGTTGCCCGGTGGATGTGAGGTAATCGAAGAACGCGGCCCCCTGGACGTTGCGGTCCTTGGACGACTTGGCGACTTCGAGAGCGGCTTGCGCATTGCGTGCGCGAAGCTGATCCGGGGCATGGCTCACACCGGGCTTGGCCACATTGGGTAGCCCCTTGGCGGCGCGGACCTTCTCCATCTTCTTTGCGTTCAGGCGGTCCAGTTGGTCGGCTTTCGCCTTCCATTCGGACGCCTTGCGCATGGCGATGATGTCGGACGCGCGGGCCTGCGCGATCAGCTCTGGCGGATAGCCGAGTTCCCTGGCGACGGACGAAAGTTCGGCCTGAAGTTTCGGCCCCGTCGTGGGATCGGCATATTCCGGGAATTGCTCGACGATGAGGCGGTGTTCGTCCGCCAGTCTGGCCTGCTCGGCTTGCGCTTCGCGGGCCTTCGCCTGCTCGGCATGTTGATTGGCCAGTTGCTGCAACTCGCGCTGCTGGGCGGTGGCGTTCTCATATGCGTATTGCTGGGCGTAGAACGCCGCTGGATCCTGCTGGAGCAGCATCGGGTTGGGACGCTGCGGCAGGATCTGCTCGGCGATCTTGGAATAATGCTCCGCGTAGCCCTGCTCGATCTGGGCAAGCTGCTGGATGGCGGCCTGCTCAGCTTCGGTTCGGGCGCGCGACGCCTCCTGGGACTTCTGTTGCACGAAGCGCTCACGCTCGGCTTCCCGCTTCTGCACGATCTCCTGTGCTTCGCGGGGAAGGGACTTGAACACTTCCTTGGCTTCAGCATCCCACGATACCGGAGCGTCGATGGGAGGAAGATCGTCGGCTTCCTCTTCGGCTGCGGTCTCGTCTGCGGCTTCTTCGGGAGGAGCTTCCTCGCCTTCTGCCGGTTGTTCTTCTTCCTCGTCCTTTATGCCGAACGCTTCCTCCGCGAGCTGCGTGAACACGTCTGCGGGATTTTCGGGAGCGGGCACGGCCTCGCCTCCGACTGGAGTTGCCTCCTGGGTCATCGGTCTGTCCTTTTTCAGGCTTCTGTTGTGATGCCGTCTTTCCGGCTGTCATAACGGCGGGTAGTCCCCGCTCTTATCGTTATCTCAATGGTGCTAGCGTAAGCAGCCGCCGCTGCGGCGCGGTCATCTGCTCGATCTTCTCGGCTCTCAGCTTGTCCTTGTGCGCAACTTCACCGTCCATCACGATCGCCTGCATTGCAGAGCGGATGTTGGACGAGATGCGCAAGGCATTCGACAGAGCCGTGAGCTTGTCAGCGCGCTTGTCGCGGCTCAGTTCGGTATTCGCCACCTCGACCATGCGGCGGGTGTATTCAGCGTCCATGTCGTCGAGGATCGGGGCTAGGAACTCGTCGAGTGCAGACTGTGCGCGGTGGGCGCGGGCGATGCGCTCGGCTTCGGTCATTTATTGAGTGCGCCCCCTCGGCGCAGCCCCGTCACCTTGGCCTGCGATTCCTTCTCCTTGAGCTTAATGTCGTGCGCGTGCTTCTGCGCCTCCATCTTCATCTCCATCTGCTGGAGCTGCATGTCGAGGTTCTGCTGCCTCACCGCGAGGTCGGCCTCCATCTGCGCCTTGTAGGCGGCCACGGCAGCGTCTGATTCATGCTTCTGCGCCATCAACTGGAGCTTCTGCTGGCCCTCCTGTTGGGCCTGCTGCAATTTCATCTGGCCGATCTGGATTTCAGCCATCGCCTTCAGCATCTCGGGGTCCGGCTGCTGTTGCTGCTGCGGCGCATCGTCGGGGTGGGTGAAGATGTCGTTCGGAGCAAGGCCGGCGTCCTTCGCCGCCGCCGAGAGGTTGTTGTAGACGTTCTCCCAGGTGCAGATCGGGGCCTGTCCCTGCATCAATAACGTATGTGTTTGCGCCACCATCTGGCGATACATGATGCGGTCCTGCTTCGAGCCCGAGCCAAGGCCGACCGTGACCTGTATCTCCATGTCCTCCGGCCATTGCGATGGATCGACCTGGCGGTATTCACCATCAACGCGGATCTGGAACGGCTGCGCGTATTTGCGCATCAGCCCGACCTTCTTCATGAACAGCCGTGCCACACCTTCCGCGAAGTTGCGGACGATGTAGCGCTCCATTTGTTGACCTCGCGCCATGAGCATCGCTTGCCCCTTGGCGGTGTCGTTCAGCGTGTCCTCGTCCACGCCCTTGTTCAGACGTGTGATTCCGGTCCTGTTCTCAAGCTGCTGACGCTTGAAGTTAATCATCTCCAGCGCCATGCCGCCGATGTCGGGCCGCTGCTCTGGAACCGGGGGAACAGCCCCGACGAACCGCACAACACGTCCCGGCCTGATGGTCAGGAGGTCATCCAGCGTGTGGTCACCGATTGCACTCTCGGAAATGAACGTGCCCGGAGCCACGGCCTGGTAGCCGCTGTCCAGCATCAACCGTTCAAGCACGGTGTTGACGCGCTGGATGTCCATCGTCTTGTCGGCCAAGGACTGACCGATCAGACGGCCCTGCATCGGATAGGGGCACCAGTACTCGAAGGGCTGGTAGTCAACCTCGTCGATCTTGAGAATGGTATTGCCGACCCGATGGACGCACAGCCGCTCGGAAATGCCGTCGCCGTTCAAGTCGAACAGCACATATTCTTCCCTGAGCCAGACCTTGCGGTTCGGGCCTTCGCGGTCGAGCACCCCAAGCCAGTTGTTGCGCCCGTCCTCGCGGGCCGAGGAAAGGCTGTTGATGAACGGACTGTCGCCCTCGGACAGGGGTAGCCCATCAACCTCAAGCCCCATTTCCTTCAGTTCGGACAGGCTCTTTTCGGTGAGGTGGCAGAGGTAAACCGCTGTATCCAAGTCCCGCGCGTCGGGGGCTACAAGGAACTCCTCAAGCGGCACATGATAGTCTGGAAACTCCGGCGCGCTCTCTTCGAGAGTGACGACGCGATGCATGACGGGCTGGCCGTACACATCATGGGCGCTCTCTTCGGCCTCGATAATCCCAGCGGCCTTGAGTTCTTCCGGCGTCTCGCCCGGCAGGAGTTCAGTTGGAATCTCGCGTTCTACGCGTCTCCGCTTGCGCTCCACACAGGTCTTAACGATGCCAATCTTCTCGATCAGCCCCGCTTTCGCCCAGTTGTGCATGAGGTGGTAGCCAGACTTGCGACGATACAACTGATGCATCGTCTCAGTCGCGTCATCCGTCTGGTCCTCAGCCTCTGCGCTCGGGGGTTCGAACTCGACCACGCGCCCGCTGGCGCACATCACGTCCATGATCGACGTGAGCATGTAGTCGGCGCTCTCGGCTACGTCCCTCGCGACGACCTGTGAGCGTCCGTCCTCCTCGTCGCCATACTCAGCCCCGTTGTAGGAGTTGATCGCCGCCTCGACTTCCTGGAGCAATGTCCCGTCATAGGCGCGGGATTCTTCGTCCTGAAGGAAGCTGAGGAATGAGGGATCGACTTCCATCCTATACGATCCCCCGATTAGAATAGGTTAGCGGCGTGCTCGGCCCGCGATCCTGCGGCTTGCCCATTGCGAACGTCCTGAATGCGTCCGCTGGATCGCTCGCCCAGTCGTGGAGCGGCTTGTCCTTGTAGGTATGCAGCTTCTCATCCCAGACGCGGCGATAGGAGCGCAGCGCATCCAGGCCGGCGGCGGTTTTCTCGCTGTCGAACCAGCAGAGCGGCAGGATTTGCCTCACCTCGTTGATGTCGTTGGCGACGCTTTCGGTGCGCTCGACCACCCTAATATTCTTCAGCCCCAGCGATTCCGCCGTGCCCTTGATCGAGCCGAGCATGGTTTCGCTGTCCGCATCATGCGGCATCAAATGCTCGCCGTAGATGTAGGGCTTCTCTTTGATCTCGGCGACGTAGCGATCGATCTTCGAGCTCGTGCCGGATAAGTAATCGATAATCGCCCAGCCCGTGCCGTGCTTCTGGATGAACCAGATTGCCGTCTGGTCGTTGCTTCCCAGATCCCACGCCGTGTGGACTTGCTTGCCGGGATTGTGCGGGACTGCGGTAATGCGCCCCTCTGCCTCCAGCCGGTCGATGATGCGCGCGTAATAGGCCCCCGGCAGGCCCGCCGAGAACGAAGTCATATATTCCTGCTGATAGATGGCCTCGCCATCTTCCTCGCCGCGCTCGGCCTTGAGCTCGGCAAGCTCCTGTGCCAGCACCTCGGGGCTGAACACCCCCGTTTCAGTGGCAATCAGGCGCTCGGCGAACCAATCCTCGGATGCCTTTGCCATTTCGTGCATCCGGTGCGCGTGGTTGCGACCACGAGGCGTGGTAATGAACATCGCCCAGCCGTTGTTCTCGGCCAAGATCGGACGAATGAGCGACCATGCCTGCGGGTTGCTCAGCGCCCATTCCGAGAATACCACGCCCACCGGCGGAGTGCCGACCAGCGCATCGTAATTGTCCGAGCCGATAACCTGCCACGTTGACCCGCATTTGAGGCGGATCATCATGTCCTGCTCGCGGGTCGTTTCCCTCAATGCCTTGGGAAAGGCCCAATCGATGCGCTTCTGCCCGGTATGCGGGTCAACCGCGTCCCAGATCGCCTTGCGCGCCTGGTTCTGCTGCGGCAGCAAGTGCCAATATACCCCGACGCGCTCATGAGCGGCGCAGGACGTAAATTGCAGCGCAACGTCATCCTTGCCGTGACGGCGCGGCCAGATGACGCTCGCTCGCTTCCCGCCGCCGTGCATGTAGCGCCACAGCGGCATCTGATAATCACGCGGCTCCCATTTGTTCGGGAGCGTGATTTGGCTCACGGCTTGTTGACGATCACCGTCAGGCCAACGTCCTCGCCATCCGAGTCCACCGGGGCGCGCTTGGGATGGCAATACGGAGCCGCAGCTTTGGCGGCGTCCATGCGGGCGTCGAACGACTTCTCTTCGTCACGGAGAACGGCAAGCATGAAGTCCAGCGGAGTGAGGCCCGAAGCGGCAATCTGAGCCTGCTTGGCAACCGTTGCCTTGTTGGGCGTTCCCTTTTGCCGACCGCCGGTTTTGATGCCGGCAGCCATCTACTCGGCCTCTACTTTAGACATTCGTCCCTCGCTTTCAGCTCTCCGAAGAGTGGGCTGTTTTGGGATTAGTTATGCGACCCTGCGTAGTTTGCGCGGGCGGCTGAGAACGGTGATCTTACCGCCGCTGCATGTGTCGCGCTTCGATGCCACCTCAACAGCCTCTTCCGGCGATGCGCCAAGATCCATTGCGGCCAGCGCGAACTCGCGCCCGGTTCCGCACGCCGTGGGAAGCTCCTCGTTGATCCAGCGGCCCTTGTGGTCATAGCTGCGGCATGTGCCGTCTGGCATGAGGACAAGCGCCTCGAAATTGTCGTCCAGTTCCGGGATATCGCCGCCGTCGTTCAGCCACACAGCAAACGGGTCAGCGTAGAATGCGCTGCCAGTAGTGCCGACGAGCCGCCCGTCCTTGAGCTGAACGACCTTCACGGCATCCCAAGCGAAGATGACGTTGCCCGACGTAACAAGCCCGTCGCCGGCCATCGTGTTGCCGTCTGTCGCGATTGTGGTCATTTCCGTGGCCGCCCGCCAATCAACCGCTGCCACAAGGCATCGAGCTCGGGCACGTCCATCTGTTCGAGCTTCTTGCCGTCGTATTTCACCCCGCCGAATCTCTTCTGGCAGGTGTGGAACATGACTGCGGCAATCTGCCTCTGCTCTCCTGCTGTCCCCTGGTATTTGGTGGCCGCGTCAAAGCACAAGGCTGCGGCTACATCCGTCAGAGCTTCCGCAATGAGGGACGCGGTTTCGGACACTGGCTTGGCCTTCAGGATGAGAGCTTTGCGGATGCGGGACATGAAATCTTCCGGCCAGCGCGCCAGAGCCGTCAGCTTGCCTACTGGCGTTTCTATGATTGCGTTCGGTTGGGGCTGGCCGGGCAGCGGCGCTGTTTCTTGGTGTCGTGCCGCTGATGGTTGGAGCGGGGCGCACTTCCGACATTCATCGGCGCAACCCCGCACAGCTCATGTGCGCTAGGCGCAACTTTGAGCATTGCGGATACTAACCTAAAATCGGGGCCGCGTCAATAGCCCTACGCGGCTGAACGCAATAAAATT